GCAGACCCGCCCGCTGCGGCCCTATGCGCTCGAGGTCAAATACACCGTGTTTGAACTGGAAAGTGCATTGCGGCTCGGTAGGCCGATCGACGCACAGCGTTATGAAGGCCTGCGACTCAAGCACCAGATGGACATCGATAGTCAAGTTTACGCGGGCGACAGCGACACCGGCGATCGCGGGCTGGTCAACCAACCCCTGTTTACAGCGACGACCCCCGGTGCCGGGGTCATCACCAATCTCCCAACGGGAAACTGGCTGGCGGGTGCTACGACGCCGGCCATGATCCTCGCCGACTTCAACTTCGCGCTCAACCAGGTGTGGCAGAATTCGGCCTGGGCCGTAGTGCCGTCGCGAGTGTTGATACCGCCCGCGCAGTATGGCCAGATCGCCACCCAGCTGGTGTCGACCGCAGGCACAACCTCGATCTTGCGCTACGTCGAGGAGAACAACATTTTGGCGCGCTCCGGCCAGGGCAAGCTGGAGATCTATCCGTCAAAGTGGTGTGTCGGCGCGGGGGCCGGTGGCACGATCGGCACGGCCGGTCCGGGCACCACCGACCGCATGGTCGTCTTCACGAAATCGCCTCAGTACTTAAGGTACCCTATGACATTACTTGCCAGGACGCCACTACAGTATGACGGCATCTGGCAGAAGGCAGCATATTATTCAAAACTTGGAGTATTAGAGGTGATATACAGTGAAACGATCGGATATTTTGATAGAGTCTAGTTGCGTGTACTTGGTCTTCCTTGCGAAGATCAGTCTATCCAGCGATTTCGCTCATGGCTTTGCCGCGGGCTGGTCGAGGTGGACGACGATCGGCTGGTCGATGTGAACGGTGAGGATTTGCGGCTTGGGTGGAAACACCAGGTCGACGAGGTGCCCGGCGACCACGATCGCGGCCAGCGCCAGCGCGATCATCGCCACCGCGCGCGGCGTCTCCCAGCGCGCCTGTCGGCGGACCTGGTCGATTTGCGCTTGCAGCAGCGCCCATTTGGCGCGCTCCTGCTCCTCGGGGGTCGGCTGTGGTATTTGGGTGGTAGCCATGTCGAGGTTCCTTGATCATCTCGATGGGTCAGGGGCATCGGGCAGGGCGAACTGCCCGGTGCTCCGCTGAGCATAGCACGAAAGGACGGGAACATGGCCCAAACACCCCACCGCCCACCGCCATCGCGAGCCGGCAACGGCGAGCCCGAGAAAGACCCGGAGGTGGCGGCCCGCGAGGAGCGCCAAGCGCGCGACGAGGCCGAGGCGGCGACCGCGCATCTGCCGACGGTCGGGCAGCCTCGGCAGCCGCCGATGAGCCCCGAGGAGGCCGCACCCAACGAGCCGACGGTCAAGATGAACTTCCCGCACCCGGTGATCTTGACGCTGGAGGGTTATCGCATGGTGCGCTTCGAAGAGGGCGTGCAGGACGTGCCGGAATCTATGGCCGATGACCCCTATCTCGCGGCCAACGGCGCCACGCGAGTATAATGCCCGGCAAGCTAAGACCCGGTACCGAGCGCTACCAGCGCCATAAGGCCAGGATGCTGGTCTACATGCGAGGAGTACGTGCCGATCCTATTTTGCGGCGCAAAGAGCTAGATCGTCAGATTGAGAGGAGACGTCGCATGGTGGATCAGGAAGCACCGGTTCCGCTGGACCCCGACCTGCTCAAGATCGCTCGCGGCGCTCCGGCCAACATCATCCAGTCAATTTACGAGGAGCAAGCCGAGCGCAATCTCAGTCGGTTGCCTTTCGTCGAAGACGTCAGCACTGCCGACCCTTTGACAGCAAAGGGCTCGAAAATTATGGCGGCGATGAAAGAAAAATATGGCGAGCGCGGCGAGGAAGTCTTCTACCGCAGCAAAAATGCCGGAACGATCACAGGAGTCGATATGAACGCAGACCAGACCAAGCCGGACGATTGCGCCGACAGCGACAAGGACATTGGCGCGGACCCTGGCGTACCGCCGCCCGAGTTCAATCATCCACAGCAATTCCCCGGCGCCTCGGCGCCACCGGAGAAGGCGACCGGCGACGTCGGCTTTGGCATGCGCGACGCCGGCCCCGGCTATGGCGGCATCGTCGGCGGGGCGATCGAGCAGAACTGGGGCGACGCGATGCCGCCCGGCATGAGCCTCGATCAGATCCAGGCCGAGAGCGAAAAGTACTGGGATCAGTGGAAGCCGCTACCGAGCATAGGGCAGGTCCGCACGACGTGACCAAATCGCGACCGATGCGCGCTAAATCAGAACCGCGGATTTTCGCGGGCCGCATGCATGACACCATCCTGCCCGGTATCGGGGTCATCTCGGTGTGCTGCGAGGGACCGTACTGCGAGATCTGCGCGAAACAGAAGGCGGAAGCCGTCGCAGTAGGGTCGGCTCGATGAGCAACGGCAACGGCTGCACGCCGCTGACGCCGGTGACTTTCCGGGCGATGTTCCCGGCGTTCGACCCAACGACCTATCCTGACGCGACGGTGCAGACCTGGCTCGACCTCGGCCAGAACTTTGTCGACTGCTGCCTATGGGGCAATCTCTATGGGTGGGGTCAGGGGCTGTGGGCCGCGCACGAGCTCGCCAAGATGCAGATCGCCGCGACCGCCGCGGCCGGCGGCAACCCCAGCGGCATCTCGGGCATCATGAATTCGAAATCGGTGGGTCCGGTCAGCCTCGGCTATGACACGCAGATCGGCACCGAGGCCGACGCCGGCCAGTACAACCTGACGATCTACGGCCGCCAGTACATCCACTTCGCGCGGCTGATGGGCATCGGCCCGATCCAGGTGGGTGCTGCGTCCGACCCGCCGCCGTTCTCGGGGCCGGCATGGCCGGGCCCGCCTCCATGGCCAGGCTGGTTCGGTTAGGAGGGATAGAGGGAAGATGGCGGACGTCCCCGAGGAGCTGTGCGCGGATCTCGTCAGCCACCTCGAGCTGATCGCGCACGGCGGTGTCCCGAGCCAGGAGCGCGGCGCCGAGCTCTTGCGCCGGCTCAAATTCGCGATCGCGCAGTCGGGCCGCGGATTTCTCCCGACCGAGGCCGAGCAGCATCCCGAGCTCTACCGGGACGCGCCGCCGCCGCGGGAGCCCGCTGAATAGCGAGGTCGAGCCCCGGACGTAGGATTGCCGGTCTCCGGGCGAGATGCGCGCCCACGGGGCTTCTAAAGAGGTTTCCTCGCGAACTTCGGAGCGGCCTGCTTCGCACCGCTCCGGCTCTTTTCCAAAACGGAGGCTGAAATGCAATCGACGATGCGTGCGCGACTGCAAAACGTCATCGCCTACCACGCTGCGGTGGCTGAGGAGCATGCCCGCAAGGTTGCTGACAGCGAGGAGCCATCCTCGACCGATGAGGAGCAGCGCGACCTGCACGCCGAGGTCGCCCGGCAGCTTCAGGAAGTGCTCGACGCCGACCCGGTGACGAGCGCGATCGACACCGCGATGGCGAACCGGACCATTCGGCGCGAGACCCGGATCCCCCGGCGACGCCTTAACTGAAAGGCGGGAGACCATGCCCGACAGCGGCGTCATGGTTCTGGTCGATAACACCAAGCAGCTCGCCGCGGCGCTCAAGGCGCTCGGCACCAACAAGGTACTGGTCGGTATCCCGCAGGAAAACGACCCGCGGCCGGGTGAGCCGATCGGCAACGCCTCGCTTGGCTATATCCACGAACTCGGGTCGCCGGCACGCAACATCCCGGCTCGGCCTTTTCTTCGGCCAGGCGTCGAGAAATCCAAGGATCAGTGGCTCAAAAAGTTCGAGCAGGCGGCCCATGACGCGCTCGCCGGCGAGCCCATACTGATGAAGCGGCACCTCGGCGAAGCGGGCCAGATCGCCGTCAACAGCGTGAAACGGACGATCGCTGCTGGCATACCGCCTCCCTTGCAGCCGGCCACGGTGGCGGCCCGCAGGCAGCGCACACCCGGCAGTCGTTACCGGCGTAAGGCGACCACCGCGGCCGACACGACTCCGCTGATCGACACCGGCGCGCTGATCAATTCGATTGTCTGGGTATGGGGCTGATGCGTTTTCGATTCAGCATGCGCGCTGCCTGCCTGTCGATAGGCTGATCGTGGCCCTTTTGTTCGGCAGTACGCAAATATCCTTCCCAAAAGCGGCGCTCACGGTCGAATTTTTGGATTTCAGTTAACTGTTCTTGTTTCCAAATCGCGTGAAGCTCTCGCGCGCCTGCCTCTATCTGATCCAGCATCTCCGAGGATAATTTGTGACGGGCAACGGCGATGAAACAATCGCCGAAGGTGCGGCGATGGTCGACTTCCCAGGCATATTCCTTCAATTTCCTGGTCACATTGCCAAGGTCGATTCCGAGTTTCTGATCGAGTTGGCCGCATTTTCTTAATTCAGCAAGCGTCGTGGCATGTCGCTTGGGAGCAGTGAAAGCGGCGGGGCTGCCGCGCATTTGGTCCAGCAGATGCCGCAACTCGTTAAGCTTGTCGAGATTTTCCTGTTTTTGTCGCATCAACTCATCGCGCTGCACGATCAGTTCATCTTGCCCGAGTTCAGATTGAATATTGCTGCGAAAATTGCGGGTCATTTATGGAGACTGAGCGATGCCGACCCTCGACGTCAACGACGCGTTCGACCCCAGCATGCTCGACTCCATTACGGTGGTGCGCCGCGCCATCGTCGTCGACCAGCACGGGCGCGGGCAGATCACCGACACCCCACACGCGGCGCTGGCGGTGATCGGCGCGGCCTCGCCCGACGATCTCCGGCGCTTGCCGGAGGCGGAGATGCAGGAAAAGACCATCGGGCTGTGGACCCCGTTCCGGCTGCAGGGTGCGGCGATAGATGCCATGGGCAATCAGATGCATCCCGACCAGATCCAGTGGCACGGCGATACCTACATCGTGCGGGTGCTCGATGATTGGTCGGGCTATGGCCGGGGGTTTGTCTACGCGGTGGCCACCGCGATTGCGGCCCTCCCGAACCCGATGGGCCTTGCGTAAGTGGCGACCGCCACCGACAGCACCCAGCCGGGATATCTCGTCCCGCGTCAGCCGGCGGCGCCGCTCTTCGACGACGACTGGGACGATTTTCTGCATGACTTCTTCGCCGGCATCGTCAGTTTCGATCCGACCTTGGTGCGTCCCCGGTGGGAGCCGGAGCCCGCGCCGCGCCCCGATATCGACACCGACTGGTGCGCCTTTGGCGTGATGTCGACGACCATCGATTTCGCCCCGGCAGTCGTCCATATCCCGAACAGCGGCAATGGCTACGACGCGCTGCAGACGCATCAGATAGAGACCATCCTCGTCTCGTTCTACGGGCCCAACGGCGACCAGTTCAGCTCCTATCTGCAGCGCGGCCTGTTCATTGATCAGAACCGGGCGATATTGCGCGCCAACGGCGCCGGCCTGGTCGAGGTCAGCGGGGTGACGCGCACGGCCGAGCTCATCAAGGAGCGCTGGTGGCCGCGCAGCGACATCGACATCATCCTGCGCCGCGAGATCCGCTACGACTACGAAGTGCGCAATCTGCTGCAGTCGCGCGGCACGATCACGGCCCAGCCGCCGGGTGAAGCGCGGCTCGTCGAGGATGACTGGGATACGGCCACGCACCCGGCTGGGGGAACCATTTGGGACAGTGGCGCGACGACTTGGGACAACGGCGCGACGATCTGGGATCAGTAAATGCCCTCTGCGATTGACCCGACTGTCCCGGATTCGGGCAATGCGACGACGCAGAGCGTTCGCGCCAATTTCCAGATAGCCCATGACGAGATCTCCTCGCTGCAGAACATCGTCTCGTCCGCGCCGCCGGGCGGCATCCCTGAGCCGCCCGACAGCCGTCTCTATGGCCGCCAAGGCCCAGCGGTAAACGCCTGGAGCTTGGCGCTCCCGCTTGCCGGCGGCACGCTGACCGGGCCGCTGACGGTTCCATCGCTGATAGCTGCGGCGGCAAATTTTACCGGCCCGGCTACTGCGCTAACCCCGCCGACGGCGGATAGCTCGACCACGCTGGCGACGACCGCGTTCGTCGCCACCAGCCTGGCGACACGGCCGCTCTCGATTGCCGCGCCGACGAGCGGCAACGTGCTCGGGTGGAACGGCTCGATCTGGGGGCCGGTGGCGGCGCCCGGGGGTGCTCCAGGGGGTGCGGCCGGCAACGCGCAGTACAACAGCGGCGGGACGAGTTTCGGCGGCTCGACCGGGCTGATGTTGTCGCCCTCGGCCGTCACCAGCATGAATCTGATGCTGGGCAGCGATGCAGCCGGCGATATGTATTATCGTCTCGCCAGTGGAGTGCTGGCCCGCATCCCAGTCAGCGGAACTTCGGGTCAGCTGCTCCAGATCAACAGCGGCACTTTGCTGCCGACATGGACAACCTTGGCGACCGGCACCGGCACGGTCAACGCAGGCAGTCAGGGACAGATCGCGCAGTACACTGGAATTGGGTCGAACCCGATAGTCTCCGGTGTCACGATGTCGGGTGATGCGGCGATCGCGACGGGCGGCGTGCTGACCCTGAAGAATACCGGGCCGGGTGGCACTTTCGCCTACCCCGCCAGCCTGACCTTTGACTTGCAAGGCCGGATCACCGCCGCGACGGCGGGCTCGGCCCCGCCGACCGGAGCGAACCCGGCCGGGACGATCACCGGCCCGATCACCAACGGCACCGCGCCGACCTTTATGCGCTCGGATGCGGTTCTGCCGCTCGCCACCCAGACCAATCTGGGCGCAGGTCTCACCGTTCAGGGCATCACGGTCAACGCCTACGGCATCGTCACCAACGCGGTAAACCAGAATTATGTCACTGGTGGTCCTTACATACCCACCAGCCAGACCTTCACGCTGACCGGCCCGGTCACCGGGTCGGGGCCGGCGACGGGTGTGGCGACCGCCATCGCCAACCTCGCGGTCACCACCGCGATGCTCGCCAACCAGGCGGTCACCTACGCCAAGATGCAGACGGTCGGCGCCAGCAGCCTGCTCGGCAATCCGACCGCCACGGCAGGATCGGCCGTCGCTGAAATCACCCTCGGCGCGGGGCTGTCTTTTGCCGCCGGCCAGCTGACCTCGCCGTTGCAGACGATCACTTTGCAGCAGGATGTTACCGGCACCGGCACCGGCACGTTCAACACGACGATCGCCGCCAATGCCGTCACCTACGCCAAGATGCAGACCGTCACGGCGGCGCGGCTGCTCGGGAACCCGACCGCCAGCCCGGCGATCCCCTCGGAGATCACCGTCAGCACTGGGCTCAATCTGTCGGTTGGCGGTGTCCTGACTGCCCCTGCCCAAACCGTGACTTTAGGAACCGATGTCACCGGCACCGGGGCTACCGGCACAACGATCGCCGCGACTATCGCAGCGGGGGCCGTCACCTACGCCAAGATGCAGGCTGCGTCGGTGGCGCAACGACTGATCGGCAGCCCGGTCGGCAGCACCGCGCTCGGCGAGATCATCCTCGGCACGAACCTGTCGATGACCGGCTCGACGTTGAACGCAGCCGGGGGCGCGGGAACACCGGGCACACCACTCGGTGGTGTGCAGTGGAACAGTGCCAGCACCTTTGCCGGCTCGTCCGCGTTGACCCTGAATGCGACCCAGATCACCGGCTTCAATGTGTCGGGTGCGGACGCGATCGGCGATATTTATTACCGCAACGCGTCCAACGTCTTCACCCGACTCCCCATCGGCACGAACGGTTTTGCGCTGCAAGTCGTCAGCGGTCTGCCGAGTTGGCAGAGCTTCGCGGCCGGCGGCGGCACGGTCAATGCTGGCGGCATCAACCAGGTCGCATTTTATCCGGCGGCTAGCAATGCCGTGTCGGGCTCGTCGGGATTGACCCTCAGCTCGACCCAGGTCACCGGTATGATCATGGGCGTCGGTGCCGGGGCCGACCAAACGGGCGATATCTACTATCGCGCCGTCACCACCGGGGCGCTGACTCGCCTCGGCATCGGCGCCGCGAACACGGTGCTGAGCGTGGCCGCCGGGATACCGGCCTGGGCATTGCCGGTGGCCCAAACCGTCACGCTCGCGGGCAACGTCACCGGCACCGGACCGACCGGGGCGCCGATCACCACGACGATCGGCGCGGGCGTGGTTGCCACCGGGATGATCGCCACCGGCGCGGTCACCAACGCCATCCTGGCGCAGATGGCGGCCAACACGATCAAAGGCAACAATGCCGCGCTTGGCGCGCCGCTTGACCTGACTGTGGCGCAAGTGTCGACGATGCTCAACCTGGCGCAATATGCGCCGCTCGCTAATCCGGCGTTTACCGGCACGGTGACGATGGCGACGCCGCTCGGTGTTGCCAGCGGCGGCACCGGTCTGGCCACGCTGGCGCAATACAACGTGCTGCTCGGCGCCGCTGCCGGCGCTATCGCCGCGGCGGCTCCGGGGGCGGCGAACAACCTGCTTGCGAGCGCCGGGGCTGCCGTCAACCCGGCCTTTACGACGCCCTCGGCATGGCACGACGCCTGGCTGCTGCCGGCCCCTGCCCGAGGCACCGTCATGTTTCGCGGTGCTGCTGGATGGGTCGCGTTGCCGGCAGGCACCGCGGGGCAGCTGTTGAGCACCGGCGGCACGGCCGCCGACCCGTCGTGGATAGCGGCCCCTGCGGCCCCGCCGACCGGTGCCGCTCCCACACAGCTGATCACCGGGGGCACCGCGGTTGCCGGCTCGCTCGCCACGTTCATGCGCTCCGATGCAGCACCAGGGTTGGCTGCGGGAGCGGTGGCCAACGCCACCCTGGCGACGATGGCGGCTAATACGATCAAGGGCAGCGTTACGGGTACGGGCGCGCCGATCGACCTCAGTGTGACGCAAGTGTCGACGATGCTGAACCTCGCGCAGTACGCGCCGCTGGCGGGGGCGACTTTTACTGGCCTCGTGACGGCGCCATCGCCGACCTTCACCGGTACGATCACGGCCGCTGCGGCAAATTTCAGCGGCGCGGTAGCGTTTAGCGGCGCGACCACGGTTCCTAATCAGACGGCGGGCAACAGTTCCACCGCTGCGGCAAACACGGCATTCGTCACCGCCGCCGTCAAGCCTATCGTCATCGCCGTGTCGTGGATCGCCGGAGCCAATCCGCAGGGCGGGCTCATTTATCGGGCGGATACGGCTAGGACGATCGTCTCGGCGTTTGGCATGATGACGGTGTCGGAAGGGACGTCGGGATCGTCGGTGGCGATCTGGAAGATGCCTGCGAGTGGGACCGGCCAAGCTATTATTCACTCCGGGAGCGGGATGGCATCTTCCAGA